AAGGCACTGAACGCCATACCGGCTATTTGAAAACCCGACATGACACCCATTATTTTAAATCCTTCACATACACGCGCTCGATGGCGTGGTAGCCCATATGCTCAAAAACCTTACCGACGTCTTTGTGCAGCTTGATCTTCTGATATAATTTCTCTGCCCCCAAAGCCTTCATCATGTGCTCCGCCGCTTTGAGTAGTCGAATGCCCTCACGCCCTTTTCGGTAGTCTGGATGCAGGAAGAATATGTCTCCCTCTGCCCACTTAACACTTTTATACCGTAGATGGGGAACCATCGTGCACACAGAGTACCCGACCAGCTTCCCTTCCTCTGTTCTGGCGGTCATAATATGGCCTATACCAGCATCAAAAATTTGAGCATACCCTTCCCAGTTTGGATCAAGAGGCGTGTCGTTTTTATTTAAGGCGACATCCTCCCAATGATCGATGACCAACTGCATACAATCATCGACGACATGTTCAAATTTTTCCTCTTGAAAAGTGAGCATCAATTACCTCCCACTACAACATCAGGGATGATGCTGAGGATCGTCACTGGCAGCGGGTCTTGCTGCTGGATTACGATCTGTCCGTTCTTATTCCAGCTCGGTGACAGGGTGACATCCTTGTCTCCTGTAATCATCGATAACTCCTGGCCATACAGAGAGGGCAGCCCGAACTTCGCAGCGCGGAGGTGTGTGAGGTCAGGACCGTGGAGTAGGCCCATGGTGTTCTCCAGCCGGATGGTCAGGCGGGTCAGCTTCTTGGTTCTGCCCTGCACGGTGTCGAGCGGGGTGGCGTTGTCCAACCTCAACGTCTTGACCGTGGCAGTGTATTTCAAGCCTATCGCAACGCGGCTGGCAGTGTTTGGTAGAGTGACTGTGCCATTGGTTACGGTAAGTGCGCCAGTGACGTAACCGTTGGCCAAACCGACGACGCTCTCCCCTTCGAGGTGCCATAGGCCGCTGACTGATGTCGTGGCCAGCCGGACTTCTCCTGCGCTGTCATAGACCTTGAAGGCCGAGCCGTCGACATCTGCCCCATTGAGTACCAGCTCGAAGGTGTTCGTCGCCTTGTTGGCGACGGTGTATCCGATGCCCTCAATTTGTGTATCCAACGACTTGCCCTGATCCTTTGTCGCATCGACGACATAGATGCCGGTGATGTCGACGGTGTCACCATCGCTCAGGCCGTGAGCCGGTGCAGTGATTACTATTGGGTCGGCATTGGTAAATCCTGTGATGGTGATCGGGTTGTCGCGCTTCAGTCCGCTGTCTACGAAGAAGGCATCCTGCACGCTGGTGAAGTCGTGATCGTGAAGCCGCTCGATGTACTGCCGGGTGCGTGTACCAATTTTCCGTTGCACGATGGCATACATGAAGTCGTCGTCGCCCTCTTGAACCGCTGCCACGCTCTTGAAATCGCCAGCCGTTATGTGGCGGCTCAAGGCGAAAATCTCCTGCTCCCGAACATAAGTCATGGTGACGACGGTGCCGTCGCTTCTGGTTAGCCACACAATGGAGTGCGGTGCCTGCGCATAGGCCCAGTCAATGAAGGTGTAATCATCGAACATATGACGGGCGAGGATCGAGATATCGTTGCCGTTGTAGCTGTCGGTCTCAAACTTGTAGGACAAATCTCGGATCGTCCAACCGGGCTGCATGTAGAGCACAACGTCACCAGCCGTGATCGGCGGGAGCTGCTCTGAACCGTAGTAGGTTTGTGGCTCGATCTGAAAAGTGGATGGTGTCACGACGCCGTCGACGCCGCTGGCCAGCCACTCACCACCGGACGTCAATACGACCAGCTCACTGAGCTGCACCATGTGCCTGATCTCGTTGACCTGCAGGCTGGCGATAGTTGCGGTAATAGCGTCGTCGTCCTTGGTCGGGCTGGATACGCCGAGGTTATAATGGTTGGCCGTCTGGGTCAGCCACATGCGCTGCTTGTTATCTGTGCTACTAGCGAACAGCCTACGCTGGGCGAAGTAACCAACAGCCGACGGTTTGTCGCCGGTCGACACAAAAGGATTACGAAACTTAGGCGGCGTGTCTTCAAGATCGGCATCGATGTTATCATCGGTGAAGCTATCAACCTCACTACGGCCAACGAAGCCAAAAATACCGTCTTTCTCATGGTAGATGTTGTAACTGATGGCTCCGGTGACGGCGGTCCACGTTACAGTATTGTCCTTAGTCGCATGGCCATTGGTGATCTTAGCGTAGCAAGGGAACGCGCTGCCCCCTGAGCTGTATGCGGTATAGCCGCTACCATCGATGTCGACGCGGCTCAGGTCTTGCAATTCGAACGTATTTGTCGTTTTGTTGCTCACCTTGAACCGAAGGCCGTTGACCTCGGTCATACCGACGACGCCAGAAATATGTATCTCGTCCAAATCAGAGAAACCGTGCCCCGTGCAGGTAACGACCGGCGGCTCGGCTGCTGTAATTCCTGTGATGGTTTTCGCCGTGCCTGTAGCGATGAGGCTCTCCTCGGCGTTCTCTTCATTAACCGCTGTTACAACATATCGCTCGGTCTCAGAGCCTGTCGCGTTAGCCGTCAGACTAATCGAGGTCGGGAAAGACTGTTGAGGCTGAAATGTAATATCGGTCAGGGTCCACGCCGCGTGGCCTGTTCTCGTCAACTCGGCAGGATTGTGGGAAGCATGGACGATGGTCATAACATCGGCGGACTGAACGAACTTCAGCTCAAATAGTTGCGCCGTCGTATAGGTCGTCGCGATTTGGTAGACAGCCTCGGCGGTGCCCGCGCTGCTGTAGGCGGTGTATCCCGAGGTGTCGATGTTGTTGCCGTCGTAGTCGTTCAACTCGAACGTGTTCGTCGCCTTATTGGCTACGCGCATGGTGCGCCCATTTAGCTGGTCCATGCCGACGATGCCGGTCACATAAACATCGTCGCCATCGCTGAACCCGTGCGCTGTCGCTGTCACGACGCCGGGGTCGGCAGCGGTAACTCCAGAGATGGTCTTCGCAGTGCCGGTCAAAATCTGCCCGCCGTCTTTGACGAAGCGAATGTAATTATTACCAAACTCCAGAATGTAGGTCTGCTCGGTGTTAAACTGAAAGGGGATCAGCCGTGAAGCTGCAGTGCCTGATTTGACTTCGCATACATACTGCAGGCCGGGTCGGTTGGATACGCCGCCATGGACTTGGACGAAGGCGTTCTCGCACGTCTCAAGACTAGATTTGTATTTACCAATGTCTGTTCGAGCAGCAACTGCAGGAGAAACCTCACCGCCCGATAAACTCGATTGGATTATCTTCGTCATTTATCACGCCCTTGCGGTTATCCAGTCTGCGTCCGGGATTTCGTCGCTCTCGCCTTCGTTGGCGTCGGTTGCCCATGCACTGTTGATGACGTTTCGAGCCAAGTTGTTCATGTCGCCCATAATCTCGCGGTCTCCGGTCAGCGGCATCGCCAACTTGGCAGCGAGGGCATAGGACATGCCCATGGTGAACTCACTATCAAACTGTGCAGGGTCAGTGATACGCTGAGTGAACCTAAACTCTGCGTCTGCCTGATCGGTCAGGATGACCTTGACATCTGAAGTATTCCTTGCCACCTCGAACGGAATTTCCGTATCGACGCCCAGCGGGTCAACTACAAGCAGCACCCTGACCGCGTTGGTCATATAGGTGTACATGTAGGTGAAGTTGTTGGGCACGGTGCCGGTCAATGCAGAGGGCGTCGCATATGCCGTTGCAAAATTCCACGGGAACTGACGCAATAGCCAATCCCTTGTGTCATTAAAGAGTAGGTTGACCTGCTCCGCCTCGACACTCTCTTCGTCGAGGTCGACGATGTCGTACCTGTCTCCAATATGCTGCAGTGCCAGCTTGGCGATTTGTGTTTCAGACGCCATGGTTTATCTCCTTAGCGTTTCCGCTTCTTCGGGATGTTGTCGCCCTTGGCTTTGCCTTCCTTGGGCCTCACGCGGCGAGGTTTAGGTTTATCCACCTCTTCCTCTTCCCCGTCGTCATTCAATTCTTCAGCGAGGGCGTGTTCTTTGGCTGCCTGCTCGGCGGCCTTGCCTTGCTTCTCATTCTTTTTACGGTCTTGGCTCACGCCTTCGATCACAACTGCTGTACGCGGCAGCACCTCGTTATCATTCAAGATATAGATGGTGTCCTCGTCTCCAGCGCCACCAAGAAGGCCGAGCTTCGAGTGATAAAACGGGTTCTTAAATTGTACGTCCATTGTTGCTTTAGCCATTTGCTTCCTCCTCCAAGAGAAAAAGTAGGGGAAGGCATATTTGTCTCCCCCCTAGTTTAACAGGGAGTAATTGTACCGAGGAGCCGAAGCTCCCCGGTTCCGCAAGCCTTATTAGTTAGTGGCGTCAGGATATGTTTTACCTGCAGCCATGTGCGGATCGAGCGTCAGGAAGGCATTGATCGTACCCGCCGTCGTGGTCGTAGTCACGGTCGTGCACAGAATGCCGAGATACCGCTCGTAGTTTCCACCAGTGCCAACCGGCAAGGGAGCTTGGTAGATAATCTCCCCAGCCTTCAGCTCTGCGTCGTTGGCGTCAGTACCATCGGTAACAAACGCCTCCGTCAATACATGCTCGGTCGCCGTGCCGTTAGTGGCAATGGCAGCCGCCGAATCGGAAGCCAACGTGAACTGGATTGTTCCCGCTGATCCGCCAGTGATAATCTCGGTGCTGCCAGTACGAATGACAAGGTAGACAGGTTGCCCGTTACCAATGTCTTCGCCAGCCGCGCCTAGATCGATTACGTCGCCGATGAGAGCCGTACCGGCAGAAGCCGCCACAGATTCGTTGTCAGCGAACTCTCCGCGTTCGTCTAAGATACCCATTTTAAATTCTCCTTACACAATGGGGTTGAAAGGTACGGTCCAATTAGGAGACCGTGGCTTCATCAGGACGCAGGGCGTCGCAACGGCGGATAGGAATACCGCCCCAGCTCGTCTGCATCGTTCCGCCGACCATGTCGACCGACAGTGTCGAACTGGACACCGCGTTGGCCGTCTGACGCCGAAGCATGGACAGGATAGATTTGTCCATGTACCAAGCACAACGCCCAGCAGCCGTTGAAGGCAGCTCGGTCCATGCCTGATGCATCAGGTCGTTGAGATCAGCACCACTCGCGGCAGTGATCACTAAGGCAGAACGGTCGATGTTTGCGATACGCACGGCATAACGCCAGTCGCGGACAGTGAGTCCAACGTCCCAACGATAGTGAGTACGGAAAGCCTGCATCCGGCCATTCGAGCCGTCAGCATCTTCGATGGTGACCTCACCAAGATCACGCTGTTGGATACCCGCTTTGGAACCCTTGGGAATAATCCCGTGGATCGTTTGAGGTGACCAGCAGATGAGCCAAATGGAGGCATTATCCGAGCCGCTGCCCGCGCCATCTATGATGTTATCGCCGTTGGCTGCAGAGGTAGAGTTGTAGCGAGGGGCAAGTCCAGTGAACTCTTCCGGTGCCGTGCTTTCATCTCCGTAGAAGAGAGTGGAAGCAAACTCTTGGTTCATGCCTTCAATGTGAGGACGATCCTCTTGAAGCCGGAAGGCTGCAGGGTCACCGGCCATGCCCACAAGGGCAGCGTCGACTTCCGCATAGTCTTCCATCATACCACAGTTGTCGGTGACCTGTACGGCCCGCGACTTGGTTGGCTGAACGCCGCCATACAATTTACGCCACGTCGGAGTGGGCAAACCGGAGCGGATAGACGAGCGGTGACCCGTGGTGAGGTTACCTTCCATCCACGACATGTCGGTCAGGATTTCATTCGTCGCATTCAAAATTTCGACCACGTCGGCAATACTACCGTCGGGGTCGGTGACCTTCGCCAAATCGGCTAAGGTCGGGTTTACTACAGATAGAGTAGCCATTGGTTATCTCCTTTAGGCTGCTTCTTCTTTGAACATACTGGGGTACATTCTGCGAAGGGAAGCATCAGTCTCGGCCTTACCGCCGTCTCCGCCGATAAGGTCTCCATCTTCCCGCACCTGTAACCCAGCGCGATGGAGCAAACGGATAATCTCTGGATGGTTACCAATACCAAGACCCTCGGGGTTTTCTGCTGAAGGAGCATCGAACAGCTTCTTCAATTCCGGTGATCCAAAGGTGTCCATACCGAGCTTCGCAACCGAAAGATTTTCAGCAAGGTCATCCCCGCCTAGTTCCTTGTCGGCCTTGGTAGCATCGGCCCAGTTATTAACGCGCTGCTGATAGTCGTTGGCACCCTGTTGGATGGCTTCACGACCCCGTCTGATTTCTCCCTCAACGAGCTTCTGGTACTGATCCTGTGTAAGACGAGCATCCTTGGCTCGGGCGTTGAAGGCATCAAACTGCGCTTGGACGGCATCGGTCATTTCGATTTCACCAATGTCGTCTGGAGAGACGAACTCATATTTATCGGGTACGTCTCCGGCTCCATCACTCTCGTCATCCGACAGCAGAGTTTTGGTATCCTTGGCAACATCCTCATCGGTGTCGCCCGTGTCGTCTGTGGTGTCCTCGGCTTTTGTTTCCTCGGACTTTGTTTCGTCGGTGGTTTCCTCAGTGGCCTCCTCGGTCACTTCTTCGGTCACCCCTTCAGTAATCTCTTCATCAGCCATTGAAATGGTTCTCCTCTAGCATTTTCATGTATAGCACCGGCACCTCTTGCCGAAGCTGCTCCTCCAAAGCAGAGCCTACGCTCCGTGATCCTTCATTAAACGATGTGCTGTCACCGTCCCCCGGAACATGGCTTATCCCATTCTTGTGACACTTGTCCCAGATCAAATCGTACATCCATCGACGGCCACGCTGCTCCTTCATAATAAACAGCACGTCCTTATCGCGGTCGGCCTGATCCTTCTCTGCTTCTCTGACATGCTCAGGATCACTGGCGTCGTATACTTTTTGTGGCCCGGCCATTAAACGCTGCCCCCTCTACCAATCAAATCAGTCAAAGCGTTTGGTTGCTGTGTATCGGTCTCGCTCAATACCTTCGCACTCTGAGCTGCACTCGCTGCCTGCTCGGCCATTTGCTGCGCTTGCTGCTGCTGTGCACGCTGTTCGCGTGTTTGAGCAACCTCGTCTCTATCAAACATCAAGTCTGGAGAGTTGCCGAGGATTTCGGCGTACTGTCGGAAACCTTCATCTGCGTTGATGTTGTCGGTGACGTCTGGGAAGACGGCAACCAGATTACCAGCAAAGCCAAGTGTCCGTTCGAGCGCACTGGCAGCAACAGCCTGCTGGGCCTGCGCCAGTAAACTGACGTACTCTACGCGCAGCTCGACACCTTCCAAAGCCTCTGGAGGTTCTGGGAGGAGGTCAGCCTCCAATGCAAACTGAAAAACATCGTCCAGCAGCGGATCAAGCAGCTCTACGTTTAGCCGCTGCAGAACTGGACCCAGCAGTACGAGCTTCTCTTCCTGCCTTTCGATCACTTCTGTAGCGGTGATGTTCCGCCGGTCAGAGTTAATCATCATGGCGAAGAGGTCAGCATAAAAGCCTCGCTGGATACGCTCTTGGACTTCTTGAATGTCCTGCTGCATATCGCCAAGGCGAGGAGTAACGGTGTAGGCGGGTGTGAAGCCCTGGCCGCCTTGCAGCGGATCGACATAAGTCGTGCTACCCGGCAGTACGCTAGATGGTTTGCCGCGCAATGATGTTGGAGCGGTCATCGGAGGGTTGACCATTTTGTCAATCGCCTGCGCCTTCCGCTTTTGTTGCTGCTGTAATTGTTTAATGTCGCCAAGGTGATCCATGCCGGGAGAACGCCCGTACACGTCGCCACTCAGCACGTCCCATCTTGGGATGTATGCCGGGAATGCCTTGTACCCACTCTCCTGCAGCACTTCATCACCATCTGACGCCTGCTCCATGTAGGCCGACCGGAACGGCATGTCCATGTTGCTGAACCTGCTATTATCGCGCTCGGGTTTTCGGCGCGGCTCAATCATGTGGATGATCGGGATCAGCGTATCATAGTTCTTTGAGTTCCAGAGATTGCGTGTCGCACGACTAACGCCGGTCCAATCATCGACGCCGCCGCCCGCTGGTGTGATGACGAACTTCTCGACGACTTGGCTGACCGTCATGGTGAACGACCTACCTAGCGTGTCGACGACACCTTTGTCATTCTCAGCGATAACATACTCGCCAGCCGTAAACGGGCGAAAGCGTATCACGCTGTCGAAACTCTTCTGCCGGTACAGCGGTGCCGTACCGAACGCGCCCAGCTCCATGTATGTGGTGAAGGCGGTGTTGTAGAAATTTGATCTGTGCAGGATGGCACGACAGAGGCGTTCGACCTCAGACAGCCAGACCTTGACGACGTGCTGATCCATCGTCTCTTCATCGCCAGTGGTAAACCGGAACCATGGCCGCGCTGGGCTGGTCATGCCAGACATCATACCGGCAGCCATCGTGCGCAGCGCCTGCGTGCCGGTGCTATCGATGATCTTGCTATTGCGTTTCTTGCCTCGGTCGTTTGCCGTCGTGAATAGGAAGCGGCCACGGCGCGGGATCAGGTAGTCGCTGATCTCCATCCAGTGGTTACGCCATGACGTGCGATCATTCTCAAGGGTAACGTACCGTTTGAGAATAGCTGACTTCTTCCCTTTAGGTGGGATGTTGTCGCCAAGGTTACCGGGATTAATTACTGGCATCTCATGCGTCCTTCAAGGTTAACTCAGAACCAGCGGCAATACTCGGCCCCAGTAGCCGCCCCACACATACCTCTAACCACTGTCGTCGATCACCATCATGGACCGCTTGCGTGCTAGACTTGCCATAGGTCATTCCCTTAACAGCACGCCGGGCTTCTTCGTCGCGGTGTACGTTGCTCTATCTTTCGACTTGGGTTTGTCAACGCGGACAGCCTGCACGGTCTTGGTCACCGCTTGAGAATGATCTGTGATCTTATTGACCTTCGTCACAAACTGCTCACCGCGTTTGTCGATAATGCCAGCACGCTTGGCGACTGTCGCCGACCTGCGTGCAATGTTCTTTGGGTTTGGCATATCTCACCTTTACAGTAAAGTTTTCTTAGCGGTGCTTGCGTCTTCAGAAGACAAAGCCCCACCAGTTTTGTTGGTGCCTGCACTACCAGCCGCCAGCT